TCGTCATCGGTAAATAACTTGTTATGGTTTTCTTGTTCATTAACTAACACACCTACTTTACGTAGATATTCTATGCCTTCCATGCTTTTGTAATCATCACGGTAAACCACTCTAGTAATTCCGCTGCTATAAATAAGCTTCCCGCACTCAATGCAAGGAGAGAGAGTACAGTAAAGCGTAGAACCTTTAGTGGAATTGTTACTAGCGGCCACCTTAGCAATCGCAGTAGCTTCAGCGTGTAAGACAGTATGCTTTTGTGTGTCATTGTTTGTACCTCTTGCTGTACCATTATAAGAGAATGAAATAATGTTATCATCTTTTACAAGGATAGCACCTACTTTCTTATCTGTAGCGTAACTCATTTTAGAGATTACATCACAGATACCCATGTACATTACATCCCAGTCACTCTGTTGCTTGATCATATATTATTTCCATTTCAGACAATGCGTCTAAGAAGTCTAAGAATAAAGTTGTGCTAGCACCGTTATGCGGCTTGCGTAGTATGATTGTTATCTCAGTATAACAGTCATCTGTTGTAGTATCAATTTGCATATGCACCATCTTTGGGAAAGTATTTATACCAGTCTTGGTAAGTTTCTTTTTTATTAATATATGCTTCTCCTATAACATTAGGGTCTAAACCCCATTGCTCAACTAGCATTGTTAACATAAAGTATAGCTGACCGATCTCTGTTTCTAACATCTTCTTGTTACTAACACCTGTATCAGGATGTACTCGGTTGATTCCAAAGCGAAATACTTTGGAGATAGCCTGAATTACTTCAGCACATTCTTCTTGAGTATTTAATGGTAGGATCTCTTCGATTTTCATATGTTCCCTTTAGATCTATTAGGTACCGGCTGTATTTTTTATTATATGTTTTCCTTTGATCTAGCACCTGACAACTCAGACATCTTAGCTAGTAACTCATCCAGACCTTCAGTCATAAGTGCTCGGCAGCAGCTAATGATTATTGGGTTGAATAGTCTACCACCTGAACTCTCTTCGACACGGTTTAAGTACTTATCGAAGAAAACTTTAACACATTCTCTTAGTTCAGCGTCACGTTCCTCCTGTTGCATTTCATCAGCTATTGCTTCAAACTCTTTATTAGTTAGTTGTTCTGGCTTTGCATCGTTCAGCTCATCAATTGATTGTTTTAGTTCTTCATCAGTCATTGCTTCTCCTTACTTAATTGCATTGTGAATATAACTCTACGGCTTTAACTAACACATGACCAATAGATAATCCAGTAATAAACATCATTACGTTTATTAACAATTTAGAATATGTCATATTCAGACTCCTTAATGTGACCTAGTTTAATGAGTATTGCTTTTACTTCGGCGGGTAACACTGCTACGCCATCATACTCCAGTAGCTGTACTTCGTTGTTAAACCACAATCCACCTGCGGAGTCTTCACCTAGTTCTTTATGCTCGAAGTATCCGTAGTTTTCAGTTGATGAGATATCTATTGTGTAAGAGTTTGTATTTAGAACTACATCAAAATTGTATTCAGACATATTAATCTTTCCTTAGGTTGTTAGACAGGTTGTAGTACATACCTGACTTAGTAGCTTTTAGTTGCATTATTAGCATAGTTTCTAGCTCAAGCATTTCTTCATCAGTACCATAGGCTAGTATAGTACGGGTGAAGTCAGTAGGGCTATCCCCAAGCTCTTTAAGAAGTGTTTCAGATGAACATAGGTATCCATCGTCAGGACCACCTTTATGTTTACCGATATACTTCTTATCATTGATATCAATCCACATATATACGAAGGCTTCACCTTCCTCTCTACTGGGTATGTTTTCTTCTTTGATTGGTTCATTCTTGTCGTTACCTTCAAGATGATTAACCCAGATATCCTTAACATACGCCAGCATGTGATCACCCTTAGGTGCTCGCCATAGTACTACAAAGGAATCTGTACCCTCATTAGAACATAAGAAGTCATAGACCCATTTGTTATGTAAACCGTAGTATTCAGTACCATCGATTGTAACCTTGATCATAAGTTTATCTGAAGCAGAGGTATAAGCCTCAACTTCATTTACCTTACACTCAAATATATCGAAGTATTTATTATTACCAGCTACATATCTTGTGATAGTGTTTACAAGTTTCATTTTAACCTTTCTAACTTTTACTGCGGATATTTTGTCCTATTACTTATGTTCGTACATCGCTTTAACTAAGTGGTAGAACTTAATCAACTCTTTGTCATACTTACAAGCCCAGTCTACCACCTCACCCTCCGGCTTGTAACTCTCATCCTGCCACATACAAAATCCCGCCTCTTCAGCCAAGTCTTTAATCTCCTCTGTGAACTCTAGGTCAGCTTCATAATCAGGTGCTAGTTTCTTAGCCTCACCAATCCCCGCCTGAATAGCAGTGAGGATTCCTAACCGCGTCAAGGCTGCTAGTGCCTCTGGTGGAAAGTCAAACTGGTATACAGCACTGCCATCTTCGTTATCACGTAATAGGGTTACGTTGCCCGTTCCTTCATCATTCATCTATAGCTCCTCCAAAATAATCAATCATAATACTAGTAGCGTTTATTCGTTTGTTAATTTCTACAATGTCTTTTTCCTTGTCTAACTCAAAGATGGCGTACCCTTTTTTGTGCTTTCTACGAGATAACTCCTGCTGTAAGTTTTCTAATGTCTCCTGTAAGTTGGAAACAGTAATCTTATCTGCATCATCACCACATATTGTTAATCTAAAGTCCATAATTCACCACTCACTTTCATCAGTAACACTGACAGTCATCGTAGTACAAAGACCATTGTACACTGTCACCCAACTCATTGTTATGATAGACCCGATACCTGAGTTTCTATCAGAATCAACGGTTATGTCAGATACAATGTTGTTTAGTTCAATTATCTCTTTAATCTTTTCTACGTCCCTAGGTAAAAATACTACTTTAGCCATAATTCTTCTCCTTTACTTTAGTTTCAATAAACTGTGCAAACTCAAAAACAGTTGGGTGGTCTGGTAAATCCCAAGAATCAACATCTATTTGCGTCAGCCCAACCCAAGCCTTGTGTGTTTCCGGCGGTGCACCTTCACACATATCTTTGACGGAAACGTGGTCTTCACTCATACCAACACATTCCTGCACAATTGATTCAGCAAACGCTTGTAAACATAGTTGAAAATGAGGGTTAGGCTCTATGTCTAAACTCCAAATCTTATCAGCAAGTCTTTTAATTCGTTCGTTCATTTGTTCCTCTCCCTTAATTCTTTTCGTAAGCGTGTATGAAAATCTTCTTCGCTATCATCCCCAGACACTAACCAATCTACCCGTTTAACATATATATAAGATTGCCTCAACATCTCGACTGCGGTTTGAAATGCCGCAATAGTTTCTGCTGTATAGTGATGACCTGTAACATCCCCCCACTCATTCCATTCTTCATTATCATTATCTACAATTAGTTGCTCAATGTCGTCAGCAATTTGAGTTAATTGATACTGTGTGTAATTAAAATGTCCGCCGCTCATAATCCTTCTCCTTTACCAGTAGTAACTTAAACACTGCGTCTTGCGCGTACGCTGTCGGCGCACCAGTTGGCGGCAACCATCTCAGGAGCATCGTCTTCGTGCCTGTAACGGGCCACGATTTCGTCACACATCTTTGCACATGTCTCACGCTCTTCTTTGACCACCTCTTCAATGCACACTTGCCACAACTGTGAATGCTTGTTGTTGTAGTCGTCCACGACAAGGGCGGCAAAATGCTCCAAGTCCTCAATAACCAAGCTGTGTTCTTCTATATTCATGTGGCAGTGAAGCTCTGCCTCTTTTGCCATGCGAATAATGTCATCGCGGGTCATGTGTTCTTCTCCCGCAACCTAGCTTCAACTCCCTCAGCAACACCTTTACCGCTACACCATAGTTGGTAGCCTTCTCTATAATGTGTATTGTTATCAACAATCTGTTCCATCTCCCCCTCGGTTAATCCAACCCAAGGCTTATGTCTGTATTGATTCATGTTGTGGTTTCCGCTCATTTGTTACTCCTTGTTTTAATCAAATTGGTTATGTTCTATATATCTCATTTCAAGATAATTTATTAGTCTACAGTCAATAATAGATACGATGTTCAAATTACTATCATCGAGATAAACTTCTTCTAAACTACATGTACCTAGGTCGTGGTCATATTCAAAGTTACATTTGGCGCTTATTCCAGCTTCAAGTTCCATTTTCATCTTCATACTCCATGTTAACTATACGAGGGATTTTATCGAAGACCTCTAACGCAGTTAGTTTACCTTTATAAACTGGATTGTTAGTAAACTTCTTTACGAAGGTGCTGTTTTTATAAGGGTTGTAGGTTATTATATCACCTTTAAACATTTCACCTATTGTACCAACGTCGATCAGTGTTCCAATTACACCAGCATGTACGTTCTTTTTTCTTTCACGGATTACCCTTTGACGACCAGCCTCAGATATTTTGAACTGAGTATGACCTAATACGATTGAATGGCTATGACCTATAACCTTACCTTTACTAGCGCCCTCTAGTGACTTAACACTAAAGAGGCGCTTGTGTAGGTTGAAGTACACAAACACCTTCATGATTCACTCCTTAGTTATTTCCAACCAGCCTCTACTTTACCAGTACGATAGTAGTTAGCTAGGCATTGTGCATACCAAGAGATTTTAGTAGCGTCTTGCTGTTTAGAATCTTTCTTCCCTAAGCGCATAGAGTACTTATAGATCTGGCCCAGTAAGTGAGCTTCAACACCTGAATATCCTTCAAGTAGATCCTGCATTAACTCGATATACTGTTTACCAGCAGCTACACTTTTATAATGATCAGGGTTGATAGCATCTCTCTGTCGGTCTTGTATTGCATTGATTGTATTAATAGCTATCATAGCTTCTTCTGCTTCAGGGTCAAGATCAGGGTAGTTTAAATTAGCTCTCATTACTTCTTCCTTTTCATCATCAATAATAGGTTGATTGTACCATAAGTTAGCAGATTTTAACCACTTACTAGAGGCCATTTCGTCATAGAAATCATTTTGAGCTGTAGACATCGCCATTTTCCTTAATCTTTTCATCTTCATACGGGGAAACTAACCTACGGTACATCTCAAGCTTACAGCTCTCTAAGGCACCGACTACATCATTCATTGTAGCATATCGCTCTCCTTTATTTGAAAGATAGTCTAGACAGACTATTGTTAAGGTATAATTAAGCTCACCTGCATCGTTAGGCATACGATCTCGGTAGTCAATTCTTAATTCTGCTCGTTGGTCTTTTGTTATGTATGGCATTTTAGTTCCTAAAGTTGTAGTTTCTTTTTACTGAAGATTATAGTGAATAGCATATAGAATGATATCAGAGTCAACAATACAAAGAAAAATTTCACAGATATTCCTCAATCAAGGTTTCACAGGCTTTATCTACAGTAGACCGCCACTCGGTAACTAACGACTCAAAGAAAGGGTGGATATGATCACTCTCTGCTTTAAATGCTACAACGGGCTTACCTAGGGTATGTGCTGCGTAGAACACTTCCATAGCTGTACCGTGTTTAGCTAGTTTTGGGTCATTGAGGTTTACTAATAGTATATCCGCTTCACGAATATCTCTTAAGTCTAACTCGAAGATACGTTTCATGTAACGTGTTTCGAAGTTATGTAATCTACGGCATGGGTCAAGGATATCATAATGATCTTGTAGCATAGACTTAGCTATGTTACGCCAACCACTTGCTTCCTCTATAGAGACATGCTCCATGCTTCCTGCCAGATAGATAGTTCTCCTTTTATTCATTGGTATCATCTGACATATCAACGAACATTGTCATAGATAAGGCTTCTAAGACCCAATCAACGCTAACATCAAGGTGTTCTGCAATAGCCTCTGTTGCTGCTCCTCGTAGGTGCATTTGATGGATTGCTAGGTGTAGGTCGCTCATAATACTCATGATTTTTCCTTAGCTAAAGTAAGTTAGCAAGTTCATAACGTTAGGTGCTTGATCGTAAAAGAAATTACTTTCTAAGCACTCGATTTTAACCCATATTAGGGTTTCTTCTGATACAAAATAACAACCTGTTACGGTTTCTCCTATAGCCTCAGTGATTGTAACAGTGGTCATCCTATACTCATTTCATACGCTTCCTTAGTATCTCTAATAATTTCAGCTACTTGCTCTGTTGTAATGTTTTCAACAAGTCCTCTTACAATTATGTCTTCTAACTTCCATTCGTTAGGTGCATTTAATCGCTCTATGATCTTTTCATACATCATATCTTTTGGGTAATCGCTTAGCCATTGGTCTAGGGCGAAATGTTCTGATTTAGTCATATAGTTACCTTTAAAGCTTCTGGTGAGTTATATACAGCGAACAGAGAGATGGTTGTTTGTTCTCCGTTTTCATGTGTTATTACAAGTTCTCTGCTCTGTGAGTTTACATTATTTTCACTAACTGATCCGAAGTCTACGTTAGTTACGTTGTGGAAGCTGATATCTATTGACATGATTAACCTTTAGCTGAGAAAAAAATACCTCAAGAGAGACCCTGTATTTAAGGTCTCTCAAGAGATAGTTTAGAACATTACGTCTTCGTCTGTTTCTGTTGATGCTTCAACACCTTCAGGCATTTCCTCATCAAAGTCTACAAAGTTAGTGTTCTTTGGTTCGTACTTAATCAACTCAACTACTTGTACAGCAGTCAGCATTGTAGAGGTACCTTCTTTAGTTACTTTACCGTTAGGAGATTTGATTTGGTATTCTTGTTGGAATACAATCACATTACCTACAGAGCCATTACCGATAGTCTTAGAGTCGATATTTTTCTTTGCGTAATCTACAACTCGTACCTTAGCAGCATCAGAGCCATCACGTTTTAAAGCTTTCTTCTTCAGTTGGATTGCTACGGTACCGGGTTCGAAACCAGCTTTAATCTTACCGAACATAGCCAATTCTTTCTCACGCTTTTTAGGAGCTTGGATAGATAACTCCCATTGGTCGGTACCGAAGGGTGATACTGGCTTGTCTAACTTAGCCCAAAAGAGTTTTACTTCTTTGATCATTACGTTAGAACCGGTGTTGTTTGTTGAATCAGTCATTTTGTGTCTTTCAGTGGAAGGTTTAATTTGCGAATAGTTCGCTAGATGGTACCTAATAGAGAATAAACCCTATTAAAAAGGAACCATATGTCAGGTGGAAAATCAAGAAACGTTAATTCATTAGCTAACCTGAAGCTCATAACTTCAGAGACAGCTAGGATTAACCAAAAGAAAAGCACTCAGTCACGACTAGCAAATATTCAAGCAAGAGAAGCTTTCAAATTCTCTGCTAAGAACTTTGCACAGGTCATGAAGGATTTACCAGAAATGTCCTCGTTGGATGTTATCAAAATGGCTATGCTGCAAGCCCTTCAAGAGGATAACATTGAAGATGCAGCTCGTTACGCTAGTATGCTAGCAGAATACCAAGCACCTAAGCTACAGCGCATAGAACAGAACACTACTACTAGAATATCTGATATGTCTGATGAAGACTTACAGAAGATTATTGATCAAGAAGGTCTTAAGAAAAACCTACCTGAAGAATAAAATAACAACAAGAGAATATATCATAAGTATATTCTCTTTTTTATTGTTACTTACTGGAAACTTCCTATTAGGTACCGTCTATGTTCAAGTGTCAGCAGCACCTCCTTCATAAGCTTCAATAGCTTCCATTATCATATGAGCATCGATACCTACATTTGGCATATAAGCCCTTTGTAGTTCTTCATTGATGTAGTCAGAGATATACTCTGCTAGTTTTGGGTAATTCATTTCCATTATGTATTCTCCAGTATGCTAAGTTGCTGTTCATCACACATGTCTCTGAATCTCTCGAAGTGGTTTTCTCCACAACATTGAAAGGTACTCTTTACTTCATTACAATAACAACAATACTCGGTATCATCGTCTAGTAACTCTTCCTTCATAAGCTTCAATAGCTCCCATTCTCTTGTATTCATATATGCTTCCTTCCTAATTGTTTTAACAACTCAATAGTCCTACCTTGATCAGCTAAGACTTGGTACTCTGTTGTTACCTCATTAGATCTATAAATAGATAACTCAGCTAATAACATAGAGTTAAGTCTACGTAACCTACTTATATCATCAACTCTATCTTCTAGAGTAGATTCTAGTAGAGTTATTCTATCAAGTAGGTATTGGTAGTTACTTCCCTTATTTAGTTCTATCATAATATCTTCCCCTTATCTCGATATGTTAGGAGAGAGAGGTAACTACCACCCCTCTCTAGATAATACTCTCAGGTTATATTCTCAGGTTATATTCTCAGGTTATATTCTCAGGTTATAGTTCCCTGTTAATAGTTCCTTGTTAATAACTATCTATTAATATTATCTATTAATAACTTCTTACCGGAAACTTCCTATTAGGTACCGGCTAATATTGACTCTACGTCAGTGGTAACGTCATCTAGTACTTTCTGTCGTGAACCTTTATAGCCTAGGTCTTTTAGTATCGCATAACTTGTACGTCCACTAGTCATACGTAGTCCTCGGATCTCTAGCCTTAGAGCAGTTCTCAGAGTAGCTAGTCGGTAGTTCTCTATCTGTTGTATTTGAGTTAGTATAGTCATATCTTTCCTTTGTAGGTATTATTCAGTCCCCTGAATAGTGTGTTTAGGAACCTTTGTAGCGCTTCCATAGACTGTGCATCTTGGACTTTCAGAAGCTTTATATAAGAGTTATGTAGGTTAACGTCTGTTGCGTATAACTCTGAGGTAAACCGTTTAGAGGCACTTTCTAATGATATACATTCACTATCCAAGTAACTATCTAAGTACCTATCTAAGTATCTATCTATACTCTCGATACAGGACTGACATGCCTCCTTGTAGGTTTCGTGGGTATCAATCGCATTGTCTTGTCCCCAAGCCAATTCTGTCGCTCGACAATGCGCTGTGAACTTACCAGCTTTATCTAGCGAGTGGTGTTCTGGGTGGTACCACTCTACTGTGTAGTAGATGTCGCGGTGTGTTAGTTGTATTCCAGTTTGCATTCTTTGTTTCCTTCTTTGTTTAACTTTTGATACCCGTACAAGATTTACCCATAAAACTCTCATCTAGCCACATTCCCAGCCGTAATTACCGTGTAGAACTTACACAGAGAACAGCAGAACGGTACCCAGACGAGCTTTTTATGGGTAATCTATACCTGAGGTATTCTTTGGGTAATTATTTCAAGAGAACCTTATCTTATTGTACACTTTACCGTCGAGAACTTCCCTGAAGAAATTAGTATTACAGTCATTTTCTTCGAGTAATGACTTAAAGGCGATACTTACCTCGTTTATTGATCGTAAGTGACCTGCCCAGTCGTGAGGTCTCCCGTAAGTTTCCTCGAAAGCTCCGATTAGGTCTAGATACGCGTTGAGTAGCGCTTCTTGTTGTGCTTTATTCATTAGTTTACTCCTATTTCTGGTGTCATATCGTACACATGGACGTATTCTATTACACATCCGTCTATATCTGCTGTGTTACAGAGGTTTTCCAGTGATAATAACCGGTCTGATACAGCAAATACGTGAGTTACTCCTACATGGTCTCTCGATAGTACAGCTTTACAGGCAAATTCTGCTAAAGCCTCTATAATTTCCTCCTGTGTTACGCCAATGTTGTCTTCGCTGAGTGGTGTGAGTAGCATATACATGATAATGTTCCTTATATGAGCTTAAAGCCGTTGAGATAGTTAACAAAGCTGATGCGCTTACGGCGGAGAATAGTGGTTAGTAGAAACTCCCATACGTCCGCGTCGTCCTTGTACGGGAACACAAGGTACCAAGTACCGTATACACGTTTTAGTTCTGTTTTCATCATAGTCTCCTTAGTAGATGATTACTTCGTATTGCTTAGGAGAGAACTCATTAAGCAACTTACTGTTGGTGGTCTTCGCTACTAAGACACGGGTCAAGCGATGGTAAATGAAATACATGATAGATCCTTAGATAGAGATTAAGCCGATGAAGTAGACGTCAGGAGAGTAGCTCCTCCCCTTCACACTACACGAGTAGAAGATAGCTGTATTACCCACATGCTTCTCCATTCTTGCCATGA